ATTGCTTTTTCACACATTCCCGCCCTATCTCTAAATTTACGTGCTAATTTATCTAAGTAACCTAATTCACATTTGTTCGCCATATCTAAAAAGATAGAAACACGAATAGTAAACCCTTCTACCATATCTTCTATTTGAGCGACTTTAAACTCTACTTCGTCCGTGTCTATAACCTTACCCTCTTCGCAATAGTTACAATCTACCCAGTGTTCGTAATATGGTTCGTCGTTACCTGAAATCTCTATTCTTCCGTTACCGTGACACAATGCGCAATCTTTAAAGTAATTTTTCATAATGTTTTCTTAAATGTTATATGCAAATATAAATACTTTATTTGGATTATCAACAACTTATCTACAATTATTTTTACATTATTTTTTAAAGTGTTAATTTTCAGCAAATTACAAAGCATAAAAAAACCCGCTTATCGCTAAACGGGTCTTAAAAAACAAAGTATGCTGCTAATTTACAAAGGAAATTTGGAACTATCTATTATTTTATTCCAATTTTGTAAACCGTCTTTTTTCTCCATGCTTAAATATATGTTTAAAATCCTACCGCCTACGGGTTTTGGTGGCGCTCCGCGTTCTACGTGCCAACCCATAAAGCCTTCTCCATATTCTTCTTTATACGTTCCAGTAATTGCCATGTGAATCTGTTTAAGTTCTATTTTACAATTACCCTTGTGAGTATATAAACTTTCCCTTACGTCGTTACGTGCTGCGTTTTCGTGTATATGTCCCATAGTAAACACGTCGAACCCTTCAGCAAGTTCTAAAGCCCGTGTTAAATTCAAAGCACCTTTGGTAACTATTCCACCACCGCCCGAACCGTGAAAGTATTTTACTTTAATTGAAAAAACTTTACTTGTAGTTTCGCATGGATTAATATGTAAAATTAACCAGCCACCGTAACCACCCGTAATTACATTGGACTTACATTTATAGTTTAATAAGTCTACGAACCTTTGTAAAGGGTCTGTTTCTAAATTTCGAATAATTCCCGTTTCGTGGTTACCGTAACCTACTACCGTAAGTATATCAGCATACGGTGTAAACCAATCTACGGCATCTTCTATTACCGCATCTAAATAGTTTGCTTTGTTATGTTCGGGTCTAATATCTTTTTTACTTCTACGTGGGTCCCATTTCCCTTGCATTAGACAAAAAGTATCACCGTTTAGCATAACCTTAATGTTATTTTCTAAACAATAGTCTAAATGTTTCTTCAGTAAGTCCCTATCACATTTTGGGTTATCCCAGTGTAAATCGCTTAGTAAAGCTAATTGTACGTGTTTACCTACCAAATTAATTTTGGCAATGTTCTTAGTAATTTTCTCTACCATGTTTGATTATTAAGTAAAAACAAATAAAGCCTAAAAGGAATCCTATTAGGAAAGGTGTGAAATCTATTTGTTCGTGTTTATATTGTGTTTTAACGCTATTAGAAACGTTTAATGTATTGTGTAAATGATTTACTTCATTTCTCATTTAAAGCGTCGTAAAACTACCTTAGAAATAATTTTACCTAACCACTTTAATAAACCAGTTTCAGCGTTTAAACTTACTTCTACTCCTTCAGCATCTTTTTTAATGTCAATATCTAACTTTTTACCGTCGTATTTGAACTCTTTTGAATCTTCGTCTTTGTGTACTTCTACATCTATGTTTTTAGTATCTACACTAACGTCTAAATCTTTGCCCTCTTTAGAAACTTTTACTTTCGCGTTTCCAAGTTCTAAATCTACTTTTACTTTCTTTGCCATTTTAAAATTCGTTAATTAAACATATTGAAACACTTGGATATAATTTAGCCATAGATACTACTTTTTCATAGTCAGAATTGTTATTTAATACTAAACACCCTTCAGACCAACCGCCAATTTTAGTAGAAACTTGTTTACTACCTTGGTTATACGTCGAACCGTGAATATTCATATTAATTAAATCCCTTTTTACCTCGGTTGTTGGGTTCGTTTTAAGGTCGTTTGTAAGGTCACGTCTATACGGAATACCTTTTACTTGGCGTAACGCTGGCATTTTGCCCCTATGTAAGCCGTACGCGTAAGAATCGTAATACCATGCGCCCGCTTCCATTACCGCAGTACCTTTATTTCCTTTATTTGTAGTGCATGAAGTAACCAACTGAAATTGATTAAACTTAAATACATAACATTTATCATCAAAAATATCGTTGCCGTCTTCATTTGACCGTATAAACAATAACCAAAGGTGTGGCGGTAACGTTTTGAACGTGTCTAAACTCATTACTTTGTCAAGTAACTGTTTATCCGTGTAACTTTTTACGTTTGACATATTTAAATTTTTCAGGTAAAGTTGCGTAAATATTATTCCTATTGTTAAATTCAGTATCTATTAAAGTTGTTTTACTTTCTAAACAGTTAAATAATCGCGCTTTTAAGTCCTGAACTTCAAAATGTGTGTAACTTAGCCATAAAGCTAAAACACCCATTGCACCGTGTTTTTTAATTATACCTAAAAATTGGTTTATTGGTGTCATTTTAAACTAAATACTTAGGTAATTCGACGTTGTTTACCCAATCAATTATTTCTTGGTCGTTCCAATCTGTTGTGTAAGTGTAACCGCTAAATTCAACACCAAAATTGGTAGAATCAGTAGAAAGAATTACACTCGCTGAACATACTCTTTCAAGAATATTGTCTGTTACCGTTGTTACAGTTACCGTAGGGTTGACTATTTCAACGTTGAATTGTGGAAATTTATAAGTTGCCATTTTTTATTTATTTATTAAGTTAATGTTGTTCCTGTTACTGTAAATGTTCGTACTGCAAAAACAGTGTTTCTCGCTGTTGTCTTGGAAAATTCTCCTATTGGACCATCCGAATTGGAATTAATTAAAAAGGCAGTAGTTGTGCTTCTTTGTGAAGTAGTACTTGAAAAGTGACTCAAACTCAAAAAAGAAAATGGAGCATAATTTAAGTTTTGAGCAATTCCCCAATTAAATAAATTCATAAACTCATTAACATTTGGTAACCTCCAGCCACTTGTAAAAGTACTTATTGAAAGAGCTAAAGCCCAATCAATTGCCTGATTCCAAGTATACGACAAAGGTGAAGCTAATTGATAATAACCTAAAACGGTTGAACCGTTATACGTTGACCAATCTACTCTAATCCTATTAGTATACGTTTGACCTCCTAAAGTATCTGTAAATCTATTAGTATTACCAAATGGGTTGTTACTTGCAAGTACTGTAAATGAAGTTGCACGTCCTGCTTCAATGTCCCCATCATCTCCAGTTCTGTATGAAGTAGTTTGTCCCGTCTTCATTAACGTAGCACCAATTGGTGCGACTGCTTCGCCACTACATGAAAAATATTCTTGTGCAAGTCCCCAACCTATATCGTTGTTACATGCACCTTCACCCCATCCAATATCATTTGCCATCTTTCTTATTTAATTTAGTTAAGTAAATTTTTAATTTCTTTACGTTTTCGTCTTTTGGTTTGTACTTCTTTATATGAACCATCCCGTGTAATTGTTTTGTGTATCTGGAAACATATCCCCGTTTGCGTTTGTATTGTATTCAGGAAATAAAGAAATATTAAAATTTATATAATCTATCATTCTTTCGGTATAATGCTGCGCAATACTTCGCTCTTTTTCTACTAAATAATCTACTTCGTTTTTTTCTACGTTTGTAGAGTTTTCTGAATTGTGTTTGTATACCCCTTTATTAGCTATTGTATAAGCCGCAAAAGGTAAATATTCTACCATAGCCCAATGTATAAGCATAGGCTTTACATAATCCACAACTAAATCTAAATAGTCACCACTTAAGGTATCGTCTATAATATCGTCTTTTATTCTTTCAAGTAAACGTGTACCTAAATAATTTTGTATATGAATATCTTGTGCAACTTTAACCCACTGAATAAAATTGTCCGTATCTACATTACCGTTTAATGCAGTGAATTTAACAATGTCGTTTCGTGTTACTAATAATGCTTCAGCCATTTTACTCTATATTTTCTTTTAACATACGTCCACCCGTGTTTGGGTTATTAGGGCTAAATCCTTTTAACGGTAAATTGTTTGGGTAAATACTTACTTCGTATGGGTTTGTAACTTTGTATCCTTTTATTTCAGCCGCACGCGTTCCTATTTCTTCGTAACCCTTTTCAATAGCGTTTAAATCTAACATAAACGTTACTCTACTCCATTTGTGTTTACATTGCGCACCGCCCTTAAAGCGAAATATATCGTATGTGTTAGCGC